GTATCTCTTGCTAAAATTAATTCTTTTGTAGTCTTATTATAAAATGCAAGAGCAAACATACCATCACATTTCTTTAAAAACTCCCAGCCCTCATTCTTTAGACCTATTGCTAATGTTTCTGTATCTGTTTTTGGATTATGTGATAGGTCTTTATAATTATAAATCTCACCATTAAATACTAAAATACAATCTTCATAATGATATGGTTGTTTACTATCTTTTACTTGACCTATGATTGATAAAAGATTATGGCCTAGTGTGATATAATCATCTTCAAATATGCCATTACCATCTGGTCCTCTATGATGAGCGGCCTTAACCATCTTCATCATTAACTCTGGCTTTACATCAACTATTCCATGTATCGCACACATTATATACTCTTTCCCATTGTTTAGTTATAGTTTCAGGCGTAAAATTATTTTTTACAAACCTTTGGCCTTCTTCAACTTTTTGTTTTACTTCTTTAGGATTATTTATTGCCCATTTTATACCCTCATTTATATCGCCACACCAAATAAATCTTTGTAATAATAACCAACTTGGTATTTTTGCATTTGTAATAACTAATCTACCTTGTCTTAATGCGTCAACTGGTCTATTATGACCTTTATACATTGTCATTTCATTATCATTATTAACTGGTAATAATACTAAATCTGATTGTCTTACTATTTCACCTTGTATTTTATATGACCACTTAATAGGTCCCTCATTTGATATTATTTGTAGATTTATATTTTTTAAATCTATATTTGACCAATCAATTTGTTTTAGATTACCTGCACTACCATAATATACTGCGTTCAATCTGGCAAAATTAGGTTCAAACTTTACAGGTTCCTCATCTCTTTCAGTAGGGTCAGGTATTACAAATACTGGTTTATTTGTTTTTGATTCTATTAGTTCTTTTAATTTAAAACAAGTTGTTGTTATTGCTGTAGCGTGTTCATTTGTATTTGACCAAAGTTTTTCTAACATAGGCCATTTATTATCGCAAATGTCATGTATATATCTTATATTATTATTTCTTAAACTCTCTACATCTTTTTCTGTATGTATTCTGCCTAAAACAACCATGTCATTATTAAATGCTTGACCTATATTATCAATACATTTACCTATTAGTCTTGCTCTTGACCTATATGAGTAAGGTTCTATTTTACCTTTTCTATCTGGTGTATAAAATTTTAACATAAACTATTAAATACACTTTCTATCATTTTATTAAAACTTTTTTCTCTTTCACCTGCTGTCATGTCTTTGTTTGTAGTTGGTACAGGTCCTATATCCGTGTCTTGATAAACTACCATATCTTTTTCAAAATGGTCAGCAACCGTGCAAACTGATAATGCTTTCTTATTAAACTTATTTGCTAATGCATACAATATATGTGTTTCCATTTCTACAGCCAATGTACCTAATTCTTGATGTTCTTTCCACCAATTTTGGTCAGGATTATAAAACCAATCACTTGACATTATAGGTCCTGCTAAAGTGTTTTTAGGTGCCACTTTCATAAATTTTTCTAATAAATCATAAGATACAGACGGACTCATATGAGTTGTTAATTTTTTACTCATTGCATTATCTGTATGAGCTGTTGTAGCTGCAACTACATCACCTACTTTTAATTTTTTAGATATGCCTCCACAACTACCTACTCTTATTATAGTTTGTACACGATAGATATTATATAATTCATGTATATAAATGCCATTGGAAGCCATTCCCATACCACCACCTTGAACGGATATGGTCATCTTCGTATCATTCCAATCTAATACACCTGTAAAACCTAACATGTTTCTAACACCGTTAACTTGTCTGACTTCATGTAAATAAGTATCAGCAATCCACTTTGCTCTTAATGGGTCACCAGGCAATAACACTATTGGTGCATAATCACCATGTTTAGCTTCTAAATGTGGTGTCATATAACTCCTTCCATGATTTAACTCTATTCCCTTTGTAATTTCTATTATACGGCCAATCCATACAAAATGTTTTTAGACCAACTGCGTCACCATCTCTACAATAATCTACTCTATCATCAATCCATACATAGCCTGTATCTTTATATTTTTCTAATACACTTCTTTTTGATTTTGTAAAATCACCTGAACAATATATCTCATCAAATACATCACCAAATAAATGTTGTAAATTTATTTTTCTTAATCTATGAGCATACTTATCTTTACCAATCATGGTAACAACATCAAATCGCCAACCTTCATTAGCTAATTTAGTAACATATTCAACACTATCTTTAAATGCTGGTAAATATCCTAATGCGCCAGTTTGATTAAAGTCATGCACTTGACTTAATGCCTCACCCTCTGGTATGCCATATCTTTTTGCTTGTGAAAAATGGTGGTCTGTATTTGGTAATCTAAAATAACCTTGTTCTCTCATCCAGACATCAAACGCAAATGCCCAATCTAAAAGAACACCATCACAATCAGTTACTATCTTTTTCATAATCTATTAATAATCTCCTAATTTCAGGCCATGTGCCTAAATCAATATAGTCTTCTACTTCAATTACTTTACTACCAAATATTGGTGTTGATGTTATATCGTTTATTGAATGCTTTTGTTTTAAGGTTGATTTTTCCATAAAATTTATACATTCAAAAAAATTTCTTTTTCTAAAACCAAAGGCGCACCAAAAAGAATTATATTGACCAACTCTATCAATAGGTTTGTCTTCATACTCTACAACATTACCCTCTGTGTTTACATAGATTGCACCTTTTGTTTTTAAAACTTCTTTGTTATCTTCTTTTTTAATTAAAAAACTAAAGCCAGTTTCTTCTAATGCCTCTGTAATTAATGTATATAAATCTTTTCCTGGTTGTAATCTCATTAATGTATCAGGTAACAATACTAAATTATGTTCGCCAAATAAATGATAGGCACTTTTTATTGCACCTGTATATTCTTTTTCACTAGGGTTTTGAAAACAAAATGATATGTTATATTTGTCTTTATATTTTGATAGATATTTTATAAGGTCTGTTTTATCTTCATTGATAACTACAACAAACTCTACTTGATTTCTACCATAATCTTTAAAAAAATTAAAACAATTATCAATTAAAGCATTGTCATTATCTAATCTTAAAATCTCTTTAGGGTATGGTAGATTTAATCTTGTACCTTTTCCTGCTGATGGTAGTATAATTGTTAATTTCATATAAACTTTCTTAATCCTTCTAGTTTTTTTTCATGTGACCAAGTATTAGATGTTCTAGCTGTTATCCAATATGTATAATCTGGTAAAACTGCTTCAGGTAGTAAATCTTTTTCTTTAATTTGATGTTCACTCTTATGTTGATATTGAGTTAAGTTTTCTATCTGCCACACATTCATAGGGTGGTCAGACGCTGGTGGATTATCAACCATTGTCTTTGCTTTTTCTACAACTTTTTTAGCCGCCTCTGCTGTAAATATACAAGCAGATACGCCGCCTAGATGTCCTTTTTTAGGTCTTTGTATTCGCCATTGTTCAACCTCTATGTTAGGAAACTCTTGTGTTTTTACTGCAAGACAATTTACTTGTGTTGCTAAGATATTAGTATTTTTGTAAAATGGTAAATTCAACCAACGCAATAAATAAAAGTGTTCTCTTGTAGGATTTTCTGGAAATAAATCTGTAACATCAACACTATTTACATTATAATCATTACACTTATTATAAATTTCTTTGGTCGGTTTATACAATGCAATTAGTTTATATGAATCAGGATAAAATTTATTTAATTGACCTGCCCATAAATCAAAATAATGTCTAAAATATATAGGATCAGCTGCACAATAAATTATCATTACCTACCTTTTGTATAAAATAACTATCAACAATATCTGATATAGGGTTACCTACTTTATCAGTATCAAATAATTTCTTCAAATCAATTTTAGTTTCTTTCACAAATGCCTCATACATTTTATCTTTATCAGCATTACCTTTTCCAGTAGCACCTTTTTTAACAACACTAGGTACAACGGTATTGTAACCATAACCTTTTTCAAGTAATCTATATTTAAGTATACCACAATTTTCAGCAATCTGAAATAGTCCTTGGCCTTTAGAACCAAAAGAGTAGCCTTCAATAAAAATTGTTGGATTGTTTGTTGTGAATAATATATCAAAAACAAAATCTGATATGTAAGTAAATCTTTGTATTGGGTCAGTCCATTCTTTATGTTCATAACCTATAATATCCTCACTAATTTGACCTGTCCACTTTTTTTTAGAAGTTAGATAAAAATATTTTAAACTACCATCATTTACACAAACAGCAGGACTTGTTAAACTATAATCAATTCCAATTATCGTCTTCGTCTTCTTCTTTGTTGACCCATTCAACATCATCTTGGTCTTCTTCATTCTCTACCTCATATCCACAAAAAGGACATGTAAGAGGCTCTAAATCTTGCTCTTCAATATCCCATGTTACGGTATATTTAGTTTCACAGGAGGTACAGACTTTTTTTGCTTTTTCTGGCATTATAGTTTAAATTTTTTAAATTGGTCTTTTGTTACATCTTGTTTAATACCACCAATAACATAAGATTCAATCTCTGTTTCTTGTGGAGCATTTTGTGTACCTTTTGAATTTAACCAATGGTCTACCCATGGTAATGGATTTGTTTTTTGGTCGTACATTGGATTTAGACCAATGCCTTTCATTCTTCGGTTTGCCATGTACTCTACAAATTGGTGTAATAGTTTTTCTGATAAACCTATCATACTGCCTTTTGAAAATAGATAAGTCGCCCACCTTTTTTCCTCTGCTAATGCGTCATCATACATTTTATAAACTTCTTTTTCACATTCTTTTCTAATCTTTAACATATCTTTATCATCATTACGGTCATGCCAATTATTAATAACCGTTTGCGACATTGCAAGGTGTTGACTTTCATCTCTTGCAATAAAAGATATAATCTTAGCAGAGCCTTCTAAAAGTTTTAATTCACCAAATGCAAAACTACAAGCAAATGATACATAGAAACGAAGACCCTCTAATATGTTTACCGTCACCATTGCAAGATACATTTTCTTTTTAAGTTCATATAAATCAATCTTATCTTTATCAAGGTGCCATTTATAACCCATTTCAATTAAATCATCATAGGTTTTTGTAACAGATTTACTTCTTTTCTCTATCTTTTCATCTTCAATAATAGTATCAAAGATTTCATTTGGATTAGAATATAAATTTTTAATAATGTATGTATAAGACCTTGAATGAATTGTTTCCATAAAGTCCCAAGTAACAATGCAACCCTCTAATTCTGGATTAGAAACAAAAGGTAAAAATGCCAAACATGGACCTCTACCTTGAACACTATCTAACATAGTTTGATATTTAAGATTGCTTGTAAATATAAACTTTTGTTGTTCAGATAGGTCTTGATAATCATTTCTATCTTTTTGTAGAGAAACTTCTTCAGGTCTCCAAAAATAACCTAGTTGTTGTTGATTTAATTTATCAAATATAGGATATTTCATATCACTATATTGTTGTACTTGTAAATCCTCACCAAAAAACATAGGCTGTTTTGTGAAATCTAGTCCTTT